AATATTCAATACAAACTTGGGGATTTTAAGCCAGATGTAGTTGCTGGGATAGCTCGTGGCGGTGCTATCCCAGCAGTAATGCTATCTCATATATTAAATATTCCATGTCAAATCTTTACGTGGCAAACGAGAGATGGTGGAGAAAAAGACGCTCGTTATGATATTATTGAATCGACAATATGTGAAGATAGACAGAATGTTTTGTTGGTTGATGATATAAACGATACGGGCCTGACATTCAACGAGATTATTACAAGCTGGAAAACAACAGAATCTATGCTAACGCCAGGACTAGTTGATAAGCATGTACGCACAGCAGGTTTAATTGAACGTGATAATTCTAACTTTAGTGTTGATTTTTACGGTACAAAAGAAGAGAGTGGTGCTTGGATTGTATTCCCGTTTGAGAGATAACAGTTGATAAATAACCAAACAACAAGGTATTCCAGATGTTGTGCTCTTGAGTTTTTATCTGGCGCAGGTACGGTCCTCCCCTTTTCCACCGTTGCAAATATAAATCTGAAAAGGAATCCAAATGTCTAAAAGTAATGCAGAACTAGGTCGTGCTGTCAACAAGCATCTTGACACGCTCGGTATCAATACTCCTATTACTGAAATGGTTAAAACTGATCGTGATGAAAAGATCAACAAAATTACTCAACTAACATCAGAGATGCTTCAAGTTCTCGGTCTCGACCTCAATGATGATTCATTGGAAGAAACACCTCTACGTGTTGCTAAGATGTATGTCGATGAGATCTTTAGTGGCCTTCGTTATGATACGTTTCCAAAATGCACTACGGTAGAGAATAAATTCTCGAGTGGTGATGAGTTTGTTTTGGAAAAGAATATTACACTATATTCTGATTGTGAGCATCATCTCCGTCCTATTATTGGTCATGCTCATATTGCTTATATTCCCGGGGCAAAGGTACTCGGTCTATCAAAGCTCAATCGTGTGACTCAATACTTCGCTCAGCGTCCGCAAGTACAAGAACGTCTAACACAGCAGATTGCGCATGCAATTGCATTCATTACAGATTCTCAAGATGTAATGGTTGTCATTGATGCGGGCCATACCTGTGTATCTCAACGAGGGATCAAAGATACTCAATCCTCTACTGTCACTGCAACATGTCTTGGCCAGTTTGGTAAGGTTCAATCTGGTCTTCGTAAAGAGGTGATGGATAATATTAATCGATAATATTTGGAAAATAATTGTTGACTTTTACCTCCCTTTGGCTTATATTAAGTATATTGAATGAGCCAAAGGGAGTTTTGTTATGGGAACGAAAAAAGCTTTTGAGGAAGCTACGCAGAAGATCTGGGCCACCCGTGGTCTTGAGAATAAGCGTCAATTGTTGATTGAAATGGTTGATTCATTTGCAATCAAGAATGAGGGTAAGTTTGCAATTCATGAGATGCGTTTCATGAATGCAGCTACATCAGCTCAATCTGCTAATGAGATTGATCGAATTGCTACAAACATCATGATGGGGAAGGACATGAAAGTAATATAATGTCCGATCGTTTGACTAATAAATGGACTGGTACTCTTGACGAAGCGTTTGGAGCTACTGGTACCAAAGGTCGACTTGGAGAAGAGTTTCTTCTCAAAGTGTTTACTAGCTGGGGATGGAGTACGATTCATTATGAAGACGACTATCAAAAGCAGGTCGATGGAATTGATATTGAATTCAGAAACCCCAACTGGGCTAACTACTATTCCTGCGATGTAAAGAATAACATGAACGAATATGGTTCGTTTTATGTTTATCGTGATTGGCTATTCAAAGTTAAATCCGATAGAATCTTTCATGTTAATCCAAATACTGGATGGCTAGCATGGTATGGTGTTTCTGAGATGCGTGATGTGTATAACCGTAACAGAGAATATATCACAATCACTCCAGCAAAATCTCCTACGTTTGTAAAGCGAAGTAAAGCTAATGTGTGAAAGGAAAACAATGTCTGTAAAAAAATCTATCTTTGTACGGTTCCAAAAAGAGGGAATTCACAAGTATCCAGCGGCTCTCACTGATCCAAATCTTGCTACTGGAGATCAGTATGATGTGTCATTCCTAGGCTATCCTCATCGTCATATGTTTCATTTCGAAGTTGATGTTGAAGTGTTTCATGATGATCGTGATATTGAATTCATTCAGTTTAAACGATGGCTTGAATCGTTGTATACTGAAGGCACTTTGAGCTTGGACTACAAGTCGTGCGAGATGATTGCTGATGATATGCAAGAATCTATTAGCACTAAATACCCGGGTAGAGATATCACTATCATTGTAAGTGAAGACAATGAGAACGGTGCTCGTTGTTTTTATCCTAAACAGTAAGGAACCTTCTTATGAAAACGTATAACGAATTCACGATGGGTCTGAATCTCAACGCCATCAACGAAGCCTCTTCTAACCAAATGCGTGATTGGGTTTACAGTCACCTAGAAGACTCCGATATGGATGTTGATGAGATGAAGGCTGCATTTGCTAAGAAGTTTGGCAAAAATAATATGAAACATTTTGATAAATTTGCTAGTGATTATATGGACTAATTGTATACATACTTGTATAGTACACAATGGAAACTAACGTGAAAGGTATATAATGGACTTTTGTCATATTGCTCCGACCCCTCATCTGGGTCTAACTAAAGGTCGTCCTGTTCATCTTGTCTTAGCGCACTTGATTGAACAGGATGATTCTTATGTGCAGTATTATCTCGAACAAAAAGAGAAATACAACTGTACTATCATCATGGACAACTCCGCTTTTGAAATGTACAAGCAGAACAAACCAATGTACGAGCCATCTCAGCTTCTTCCTATGGCTAAGCGTATCAACGCTGATTACATTGTAATGACTGACTATCCGGGTCATGAATCAATCCACACAATCAACGAAGCTAAGACTCTAGCTCCTCTATTCAAGGATGCGGGGTTCAAGACATTCTTCGTCCCTCAAGGCAATGTGGGGGATGTTGAAGATCTTCTACGTTCGTTTACTTGGGCCGTCGAGAATCCTCAGCATGTTGATTACATTGGAATTTCAATTCTATCTGCTCCTCTAGCATATGATGTTGAAAAGGGAAACAAGCTGCAGAGGTTTGCTTCTCGGTTGCGGTTAATGTATGAACTCAAACAACAACGGATTCTAGAAGATATTGCAGCAGCTGAGGTTCATGGTCATCAAAAACAAAAGGTACACTTGCTTGGTATGGTTGATGGTCCTAACGAGATTATGTTCATGCAGCCATTTGCAGATAGTATCGATACATGGGATTCTTCTGCTGGCGTATGGGCTGGGCTCAATGGTATGTCATTCGACGCTACCCCAACCGGTCTTCGCAGTGGAAAGTTCGAAAAAGAAGTTGACTTCAACTTCGAAACCAGTGATACTAAGTTGATTGCTCAGGCTGAGAGCAACATGAAGTATATTGACAATCTGTGTAAGGAGTATTTGTAATGAGTAAGATTGACTACAAATACAACGAGATGGGGATCTTTAGGGATCTTGCTGCGTATGTAGACTCTACATATGGTCAGCATTACGTTGGTAACGGTGATGTTCAAACTGTAGATTTTTGGAAATCTCTTGGCAGTCTTGATACTACTTCGAGAGATACAGCAATCAAATATCTTGCACGGTATGGTAAGAAGGGTGGTCGAAATAGAAAGGATCTATTAAAGGCTGTTCACTATATTATTCTAATGATTTATGCACACGATGAGGAAGTAAATAATGAAACACATACAGAGTCAAACATCAACGTCGTCTCTAACTAACGTACAGCCACAAGACGTACAACCTAATGCTGTTGATCTTCGTCTAGGTAAGGTATTCAAAATCTCAAACAATCTCTTTCAGATTGATGAAACGTCTAAGGCTCATAGAGGTTCCTCTCTAGTTGAGCCTATTGATGGTTGGTATACTCTTGAGCCAGGTACATACGAAGTGATTATGGAAAATGAAGTTAATGTTGGTGAAGGAGAATCCGGCTTTGTTATCACTCGTTCAACGTTGAATCGTAATGGCGTTTTTCTTACCTCTGGTTTGTATGATACTGGTTATAGTGGCGTTATGGCTGGAGTAATGCATGTCAATTGTGGTTCAATGCGAATTGCGCAGGGAACTCGGATTGGTCAGTATCTAAACTTTGAAGCTGAAGCTCTCCATAATTATGATGGTGATTACGGCTCCAACAAACAACATGATGTAAAGTATGGAGAAACTAATGGAGCTTAAAATTCAAGTTGAAGAGCTAAGAAAGGCAAAGGTGTTCGTAGCAACACCTATGTACGGTGGACAATGCGCTGGCATGTACACCAAATCTACAAACGACCTTGGCATGGCTGCCACCAAGTATGGAATTGACCTAAATTTCTACTATCTCTTCAATGAATCTCTGATTAC